CTGCTTGATGACGGTATTAAATTCCTGATCATAAAATTCATGATTTCCGCAAACACGCAGCACATACTTAAAGTGTTTACATACTTCTTCGATAAATTCGTGATCCATGGTAGCCACGTCGATGTCACCGGCAAGTAACAGTACAGTGTCTTTATTACTTCCGGCGGTCTCTCTAATCGTATCAAAAATATGATCAAAGAGATGCTCCCTCCATTCGAGATGTAAATCCGACCATAATCGTATTTTCATTCTATTAATCCTTTGCGTCTTCTTCTATTAATTTCCCATTTATACTGTTTAGGGGAAAATCTTTCACCGGCGATCCAGTATTCTTTAGGACCTGCAACATCTACGACAGCCGGGCCGTCAAGTCGGCTTAATTTACCATCTGTATACCATATGGAGTTTTGCTTGTACACTACTGCAGGTCCACTGTCTCTGTGCAATATACCGTGTTTAAACCACATTTCGCACTTGATGCAACCACTCTGATATGCTGGCCCGGCAAGTCTATGAATTTTACCTTCTTGGTCGTAAAAAAATATATCAGTTTTATTTTTATTTTTCCTATGAGACCAGGTCCACATACTGTGGTACCAACGATTGTACTCTCTGCCTTGCCACGGCGGTCCAACACCAACTTTCGTCTGCCGATCAAGCATAAGTTCGTCATAGAGTAAATCGAGCTCGTCAGTCATACTACATTATAGCATAGTAACTTAATCAGTCAAGTGAAGAATACGTTTCTAGAAATCCTTCTATACCACCGTGTAATTTTATTATCATCGCATCCATTTCCGAAAATAGTATAAGCCTCGACCCCGTTAGGAAGTATGGATATTCCATCTTTGACATTGCTTGCCGATGTCGTGATTTCATATCTTTCGGAATCTTAAAACTGTATGCAGTAAATAGTTTCTTTACTAGAATAAACCCCGTCAGCGAAAGTCTTAGACTATCGGACCAATGAAAATTTACAAGATTCATCTCATCGTCATTCATGGGCCCCATCTCTTCGTCCTGTTTACGGAGTTCTGTAAATAGTAATCTTTTGATAGGATGCATACTTTCTATTTATAACAACCACTGCGTAATACCAATGCAATTTATTACTAGAAAAAAGAATATTTGATAATAAATTACCTTTGGTGTAGTGGTACCTTTAATTATGTGCAAGGACGCAACATTCGATGATAAAAAAAGAATGTATGCCCATCCACTAATTGGTATATTTAGTGCCAGTAGTAATGATGCAATTACGGCCCCCCAAAAAGAAATCTGTTCAACTAGTGTTCGCATGATAAATAGTAATATGAAATTAAAAGAAGTAGTTAGCGAACACATGATAACACACTTGTTACAGTTATGTAAACGCGAATTAGGTTTATCCGAGGTTCCCAATATTATGCTGCTTGATACTCCAACCGTCGAGGGCGGAACATCGTTTGGTCAATTCGACGGTGATTCTATTCAGGTTGTGGTTAAAAATAGACACCCCGTCGATATTATGAGGACTCTTGCACACGAATTAGTTCATTGGGCGCAGAGCAGCGCTGGCATGGAACTTGATGGGTCGGATGGTAGCAGTATAGAAAACCAGGCAAATGCAATAGCCGGGGTTATAATGAGGAAATTTGGTAAAATGTATCCACAGTATTTTATGGATACAATGCCTTAATTTTCTTCAGTACAAAGAATTCCATTTGTAAGCTTAAATACAGAAAAGTCTGTAGTCTTGAATATTTTGTTTAGCCGTTCTGCTAAATTAAAGGCATGTCCTGAATTTGAAAAACTCACCTTTTTATACTTAGGACCTGGATAGGATACTAAGTGACTCAATGTACGTAGATTAATAGGTTTCCCTTTAAAGAATACTGCATAGATTGCATCTGCATTTAGTACCTGTTCTGCCTTGTATGATTTTGGGTGAACATTTTCTAATAAAATCTCTGGTTTAGGTCTTGCCATTTCTGATACTCCAATAAAACTATACATATATTTATCCAAATATGCAATTTTATTGGGTATTGAAAATACAACTAGAAGTTGCCGCCATCCATTATTTTAGTAGGAAGAGATGGAGCGAGAACAAACACTTCTCGCGGTTTTTCTTCTAGTTTTTTTTCTAATTGGTCTATTTCCTTAACCAGTGCCTTTGCCTCGTTGACAGACATTCTATATTCGGCAACACCTTTTTCCACGTTCTTAAGCCGCTGTCTAAGTTTTTTAATCTCGCTCATCCCGCAGCATTCCCAGATATCATTTTTTTTCTTTACGCAGCTTTGTTAGCGCAGTCTTCATTTCCAGCTCGGTTTTAAATGGCCCTGCAAATTCGTATGTTCCTAACGTTGACAGCTTAGGGCAATAAGCCGGCATCCAATTTTTTGGAAAATTTAGGCAATAGTAACCCGCACTGTAGTAAACATCGCTTGTAGACTTTTTACTGAAGAGTGGTAAGATGTTACCCTTTAGTATAACTTCGCTGGGATTATCAAACTCTACCGGGTAACCATTAATGTAATAATCTTTTTTTGCTGCGGAAACTGTTTCCTCGGTAACAATATTGTTAAATACATCTTCATTGAAAAACTTGTTAACTTCTTTGCGATTTAAGAATTGTTGCTTTACACCCTTTGCCATTAGGACATATTGATTGCGTATTTCTGTCAGTAACCCAATACGAGTTTCTTCGGTATCCCCCAATACTAACCAGCTTGTTCCTGTAATCGATTTTAGTTTTACTGTCATGGTATTTTTATTATTTCCTGTTTAATGCATCGTTTTTCTTCATTCTGCTTTTCATAAAGCATTCCGCCCTTTGCTTCGCACAAATACTCGTATCTCAATGTTTCTTCTACATACGGATTATGAATTTCAAATATAAAAAAGATGGAAAATGTTATTGTTAGTGAGAAGATCACTATTTTTGCAATTTCTGCAAAGTCGTTCTCAGGTATCTTTGGGTTCCGCATACTTAGCCTTTAGCATTGGCATGAAATCTTTTGCATTATCTCCAATTCGTTTTAGGGCCCATTTGCCGCAAAATTTCATGAATCCGACACCAATTTCGACTGCTGGCACATTTTTCCGCTCGACTGCTTCTGCAATGATTTCCAAACTACTTATTTTTATGTCGACCGGGATCTGTGATAGGTCAATTAATTTCTTATTAAACTCGTATTTTTCTTTAACACGCTGCTCTACTTCGTTGTGATCGACCCATTTTTGCAGCATAAAATTGTTCCAGGCAAAACCTTTACCTATATCCCGATATGCTTCTCTAATACCTACAGTAGCCTTTGACCCCTTTTCTCTCACACCCGGGTATGCACTAAAAATATTATCAGTTTTATCGCCGCGTACACATTTTAGGAAAAGTGCATACTCGTACCATTTCTCTTCCGGAAAGAAGGTGGGATTCTGTTTACCTACTTTAATCTTTGCAGTCGATTCTAATTTAAATTCGATTCGATTGCCTTTATCGTCAAAAATTCCGTTCTGCTCAATGATAATATTCTTGATAGGATCGTATATTGTAACATTAGGAAAACGTAATAACTGAAAGAAGTCCGAGTCCGAGCTGATAAGAACGTGGTTGTCGTCGGGGTGGGACTCGATAAAGATTGCAATCATGTCGTCAGCCTCGGCTCTGGGATTCTGCAACACTGTTATATTAGTTTTTTGGTCTAGGTACTCAACAAGACTGTCAAACGCCTCGACAAGAATTTTGTGATTTTCTTGCTCTTTTTCAGTCTGTTGTGCAAAAGCAACTTTACGGTTGGCTTTGTACTGAGGATATACATCCTTACGCCAGCTGCGACCCTCTAGAAAGAATACTGTATGGGTTCCGTTCCATTTGTTATACTCTTTCTTCATGCTATAAAGAATGAGATGGAGTGCCATTCCTATCATGCTATCAATGCCGAGGGCGGGATTGGTCATGTTGATTTGGCGATGGAACAAGTTATACCCATCAGTTAAGATATATGTCTGCATGATTAATTATACTTTATTTGGTGGTAGTTGTCAACAGGTGTAGGACCTGTGCTAAACAGATCGAGCGGGCAGTTACTTTACCGCGTTCTGGATGTGTTCCCACTCTGCCGGATGTGTACGCCAATAGATAAGACACGCCTTTTTATCCAGCTTGTGGTAATGTTCAAAAAGGATTCTGGCTCTTCGAGTTCCAATTAAGATGGCATGCATTTTGCAGCCAGGAGTAGGATACCATTTAAATAGGAGCTTTTCTCGTTGAGTAAATTGCACGCCACCGAGTCTGGATTTCATTGCATAGTACGTTGATGTTATCACATATAGCCTTTTCTATCCTTCTCAAAGGATTCCGATTGTGAGCTCCAACGTTTCATGGCATCTAAATTGGCTTCCGAATCTGCAGTAAAGTCTCCAGTGCCGTCGAACTCCTCCATTGCAATATTTCTACAGAGTTCCATAAACCACTGGTTTACTACATTGTCGGGAGTGGGTCCTGTATATCCCTCGGCATTCAGTTTCTCGACGAATTGTTCGTTCCAGTCCAGTTCGAAACTACCTTCGAGGGATGTTTTCTTGGTGAAGTCCATCTTTACTATGTTGACCCACGGCTCATCCTTGAGTGTTGCTAACTTCTTTTCGTAGGCTAGACCAACTATCACACCATCACGATTATCGAGTTCAAGTTCTGCAAGTGCTCTTTGCGTGTCATCGGATATTAGTGAAACAATGTCACGCTGGTACTGGCTTGTTGTAATTTTAGAATACTTTAATTTTATGTCGAGTAGTTTTTTAGCATAGTCGGTTGCATTATCATCGGAACTGAGAATATCTAAAATTTTAACTTTTAACTCAAATCCGTCTAACTCATATTCGGCCTGTGCTATTTCTCTTGTAGTACCTTTAAGGCCCCACGATGCCGGTAACAGGTTAAACGGTATTAATTTCTTAGACATAATTTTTTCCATATTTTAGTGTAAATGCAAGACAATCCTCTTGCGTCTCAAAGACAATAACAACAACTGCGCGACCAGATTCGTATATAACATCTATCTCAGAGTCTGGGGCAATTTCCCTAATCTGGTTTATAGATCTAGCCGAGCTACTTAGGCCACTTAATTTGGTTTTGAAAACTCGGTTAACGAATTCTACAGGAATATTCATCAGGCCTATCTTTATATATGTATTTATCCATGCAGCATTTTAAAAACAACAGCATCACCACTGTCTTCAAATAGCCACTCAGTTTTAAAACCATCATTGTTTTTAAAGTATGCAGTGTAGAAGAATCTTCCAGAACTTTCGTCTCGCTGGCACCACAATTTTAAGCCCCGGGTTCCTAAAATTGTTGGTCCTACTATAACCGAGTACCAGTTCTTTCTACTGTTTTTTCTTTTGTTCCAATATTTCATGATGCAAGGCTGGCGTTCGGGCTCGGTTCCCAGAAGCTGATACTGAGATAAATAATACTATGAATCATCTAATATTCCTTGATAATAAATACACACGATGTTATTATAACATTATTTTAAATATAAAGCAAGAAAATCGTAAACCTTTGAGTCGCGAATCTCTGGAATTTGTTTATTATGAAAAACATCATATAGAACCAAAATCGTTAGGAGGTAGCAATCTCCCTGAAAATCTTGTGTTACTTACTGCCAGAGAGCATTTTATTTGCCACTTACTTCTTACTAAAATGACTTCTGGAGACAGTAAACGAAAAATGTCATATGCATTTTGGGGGTTAAATAATCAGGCAAACAAACATCAACATAGAAAAACATCAAGCAGATTTTACGATTATTCAAAAAGTATTATGCAAGAGTCTATGTCTGCAGATCGAAAAAATAAATCATTTGAAGATCTATATGGCAAAGAAAAATCCGATAAAATCAAAGAAAATATGAAATATCGAAAGACCAGAGGGCCTAATACACCGGAGGAGTCTTTAGCAGCATCTAACCGTATGAAAGAAAGACATCGGGAAAATCCATGGAAGAGATTCATGCAGACGGTCGGTAAACTTCCACGAAAAGAGTGCCCACATTGTAACAAGATTATGGATGTGGGTAATTACGGAAGATACCACGGGGATAAGTGCAAATTACGCCAGGTTTGCGAATAAGTGCATTTGCATGTTCATTTTAAAACCGTGTTTCATACAATAGTTGCCGACATATTCGTGGTTTCGGGCAATAGCTGCCATGTCGAGTAATCCAGGTTCAAAGAAATTAATCTTCTCATCAACAGTGCTTCGCTCTGCCATAGTAATGTTACCCTTTTCGGCGCGCAGTAGTTTAATCTTTTGCGGGAAAGAGTTGTAAATATTCATTGGGCTACAGTAGATTTCTTTACCGGTTGTTCTTTTCCAGTCATGTGCCCAGTCCGGTACCTCATTGTACGGACTATCAATATCTGAGCTCATTACAAACTTAAGGCAGTCTGCTCGTTCAAGGATAGTCTTGGATGGCTTAAAGTATTTTGTTGCCTTACCATCTTTCTCTGCACACTTTGGCGAACATACAAGCGTAACACCTTCTGGAACGTCTGTATCGGGAATACCATTCGATTCAACCTGTACTTCTTTATAATCACCGAGTTGACGACTCATGAACTCGCTTATATTGTCTTGCAGTAAAGGTTCGCCACCTGTCATTACAAGCACAACACCGGGATGTGTTGGACCACCCCTATCAGAGATAGCCCAGGTGGGTGCAGTGGAGTCTTTCCAGTAATCGGTAATAGTACTGATTGCCTTTGCTTCAATCTCCTGATATGTCATCCAGTCACCATCATCGAAGAATGTGTCACAGAAACTACACGTAAGATTGCACTTTGCTAGCCTAATAAACACTGCCGGCAAGCCAGCATAGGGGCCTTCCCCCTGGAGTGTAAAGAACATGCTTGTAACAAACAAACTGTCGACAGGGGCATCTTTGAAAAACTTCTTACCAGTCAGCTGATTTGTTCCGAACATATTATTCCTTAGGACCTTTTAACTTTTCCACTATTTTAGACGCTTGTAGGAGATATGTCAAGTCTTCTGCAGTTAGCGAACCTTTATCTTTCGCAATTTCTATTAAGTCTTCAAACACACTGTCTCTCATTCTTAGCTTTGTTGCAGTGGTTATATTCGCTGACATCTCGACACCAGCTTGGATAGCTGTTGCAAATGCTTTGGCAGCGGCGTCCACATTTATTCCATTGCCCCAAACCACTGTTCCGTTTCGCTCAAGTGTTACAATATTTTTATAATTTTCGTCTTTAAAAGAAATGATGTGATCGTACAATCCTACTGAAATACGAGGATTATAAGTAGGGTTACTTATGTGTACATTATTAATAGCACTAGTCAGATTAGTCAGTATAGTACCGGCACCGCCGGTAGTTACGTTAGCACCAGTAATGGTGTTAGCACTATTGGTACCTGGATGTGTATATGTAGTGACAATGTTTGCAAAAGTACCTGTAGTCTTACTCATCTCTTTTCTCCCAAGTATGCATAAACTTAGATAATCTTTGCATTTTATTCTGTTTTGCCTTTTCCAGGCCCTCGGTAGTTATACCCATTGAATCCTTAACCATGTCGACTAATGCGAGCACATCACCTAATTCCATTTCCAGGCTTTCTAAATTTGTTAGAGTTGTATTTAGCGGTTTTCCCACTACACCGAATCTTTTTATTTTAGACGCTGCTTGAATTACTTCAGCGCACTCTTCCTGCAGAATGTTTAAACATTCTTCCTGGTGTTCATTTACTTGCTTCAAATTTTTGCTCCCAAACCCATGCATGTTTTATAATATCGTGTACACCGTATGTCGGCTCCCATTTCAGAATTTCTTTCGCCTTGTTGATATTGGCAACCAATTCTGCAGGATCGCCTGCGCGCCTTGCACCAAACACAACTTTTGCTTCCTTGCCGACAATCTTTGATGCGTATTTACACAATTCTTTTACACTAATTCCATCGCTTCCGCCGCCGATGTTAAACGCCTGGTTAGCTAAGTCGGTATCTAATATGTCAAGTGCTAAGAGGTGAGCTCTGGCCAAATCGGCAACATGAACATAATCTCTTATGCAGGTGCCGTCCTTAGTGTGGTAATCGCTACCACAAATAGTAAACAAGTCATCGTTGAATATCTTGTTACAGAGTATAGGGATAACGTGTGTTGCAGGCCGCTGTGTGTATCCAAACCTTGCTTCGGGGTCGGCGCCAGCAGCATTAAAGTATCTGAATGTTACAAACTTTATCCCGTAGGCCCTAGCATAATCCTTAATTAGTAATTCTCCGGCCACTTTACTCGAGGCATAGGGATTTTCGGGATCGTAGTATAATCCCTCTTCTTTAAGTGGCCCTGCCAGGCCCTGGCGGCCATAAGTGTTGCCGCTAGAACTAAAGATAATATTTTTAATGCCGGCAGCAAGCATACATTCAAGCATACCCTTCATTTTTATCACGTTATTTGTGTAATATTTCTCTGGTTCGGCGACGCTTTGTTCTACTAGATGTTCAGCAGCCAGGTGAACTACAGTGTCATAATTTACAGTATTTTCTTTAAAGAAGTCTAGATAGTCTGCTACCTTATATATCCCAGGCGGGAAGTGAACAGGGGGTTCTCTATCCACAATAGTGACATCGTGCCCGGCTTCGTGTAAACACCAGCCCACTTGCGTACCTATAAACCCGCCGCCACCTGTAATTATTATTTTGCTCATTGAACCTTTATACCATAAATTTTATTTTGAAGAACAGTGCATCATCTAAATTTTCAAAACCCACAAACATGTAGGCTTTGGAAGCGCCGTCGAGAAATTTTATAGACACAAGTCCGTTGCTATTAGATTCCACCCAATCAATCATGAGAGGGAAATCAGGAGGAGTCTCAAACTTTAGGACAGTTTTGTATTTTCTATCAAACACAACAGCCGAATCAGTTAGGCTGCTGTACTCCGTACTCAAGTATTGCACCATTTTCTCCGTCTTCACTGACTTCGACTGAAATTTTCCTACCAGGATATTTTTTAGATACGTAATCAATTAAATCCTCTGCAAGCATTTCGCAGCTTTTGTAATCCACTTGTAAAGTTGCTTCTGCGTAAAGAGCCTCAAGTTCTCTCTTGAATAAAATAAACTCGATATCTCGGTCATTATGGAAAACATCAATTTCAACCCTAAAGTGAAAAATGTGCCTATGCGGGTGAGCTAAAAATTCTACACCTACTGGTGCGTTTGGGTAGCGATGAATTCCTTCTTTACAAAATGTTATAAAGATTTTTCTGCTGCTAATCATTTATTCTCCTTTGGCCTTTTTTGCCGGCTTAACTGGTTTACTTAACGGGTCTTCTGTGGCGCCCTCTGCATATGCAGTGGCTGCATCAACCGGTTCTGTAACCTTTGCTATAGCTTCTTCTGGATCAGGTTTCAGCTTTGATACGGAAGTGGCATCAAGCCCGGCATCAACATCGTTCTTTAAGTCGGCTAGTTTACTGTCCGCTGCCCGAACAATCGGTTCTACAGCACTAACAATTACATCCTCAACCGATTGTACAACTGGTGCAACAATTTTTTCTACCTTACTGATAATTTCGTCAGACTCGTATTCGAGCCAGCCAGTAAACCTGTTACTATCAGTTACCTCGTGAAAATGCATACACCATACTCCTGGATTAGTTGCGTTAAAGTCTACATCATCAATTTTTACTGTAAGGTTTGGACTCGATGTCTCGATATGGGGAATTCGTACACTTAGCAGTGGTACAAAAATTCGAGATTGCCAAATTCCCACATTTAACATTTTCAGTACTATTTCGTGCTGATGAGCAGGATAATCTAGTGATACCCAAATACCGCTATCTAACAATGCTGTAATTGTCTTATCCCAGTAATTATCAGCAGCCGAACCCTGTGCATCAAAAGAATGATTAGCACCCATAAAAATGTGATGCACCCCGTTATCCTTCGCTTGTTTCGTAATTTCGGCAAGTGCTGGTTTGCCAACAACAAACAGCGTCTTCTTTGAGAAGGCAGGGGTGTGTTCTACTTCTGGTCCAATAAAAAATACTGTGTTTTCGTGTCCGTCTCTATTCATATTTAATCCTTGTTATAAACTGTTTTATCCTAATTCTTCTATCATCATTCCAGAAAATTCTATATTAAAGTCCGGTATATCAACCGGTAGATTTTTTTTAAAATTCTTTGCCACGGTGATATGCGCTCTATATTCCGGAAAATCACTAGTTGCGCCGTATTGTTCTTTAAAAATATTCTGTAACCTCTTTGCGTCTGGGCAATATATCTCGAGAACCAAAGTATCTTTTTCTTTACCAAACAGTGCGAATCCTCTTGGGATAGCGTTAAACGGTAGATTGAAGTTTTCTTTAGAAATATCTGGACACTCGGATTTACTGTAAATTAGTGTACAGTGATATTCGTCCTTATCTTCGAGATTGTCAATCTCGAGTGACTGCATATAAGCAAACAACATACTGGCTGACTGCCTACTAGGGATTACAGCCGAATATGTACCTCCTGGATGGGTACTATTTTTCAGTGATTCTAATAACTTTTTCATCTTAGTATTTTGCTTTTGCTACGTATTTTCTATAGTCGTTGCCGTTTCTGGCCCATTGCTCGCCCTTGCCTTCGAGTACATCGACTGTTCTATCGATGGTGCCATCTTGCCAATTGCTTACTGCACCTGTTATATATTCATCTGGCCGGGTCATCATTGTTTCTAGCCGATTAGCAGCGTGATTGATGCTCCACGGGATATACATGTTTCTCTCGTTGTTTGCAAATACTTCAGGGAAGCTTCGATAAGCCGGGTAAAGGGTAAGTGTGCCAAACGTGTCGGCTTCGCTTACTGTGTTACTTACCCAGTCTTGTAATGCACAGTTAAATAAAACGGTGCTGTCTGCAAGCAAGTTGTAATAGTCATTTTTCTTAAGACCAGTATAGATATTGAAGTTTGCTTTGTTGCTGTTCACTAGCGACATTGCACGATCTACATACTTTTGATTATTACTCTTTAGTTCTGGGTGTCCACAGAATATAGCAAACTCAACATCAGTGCTCCTATTTGCATAGTATTCTTCGGCAAGATCCATGTAAAAATCTGGTTGCTTTTCGTCGTCCCATCGCGCTGCAAACCCAACACGCTTTACTCTTTCTCCAATAGGCTTTACTACAGGTACTCTACTCTTAACTTCTTCTTTACCAAACGGTAATCCGGTCACGTAGATAGGTGCACTAAACCCTGCTATCCTTAGATTTGCTACCATTTCTTCACTTGCTACTAAGATGCCATCGACAAAGCTATCAATCATTCTCTCATAATGCTTCATCCATGTGCCCATACCTTCTCTGTTTACGAAATCGTCGGGGTCGATACTCTGAGCAAGGCACCTGACGTAAACACGCGGCCTATATTCGTGGGGTACTTGATCCATGATATACGGCAAGCTCTCAATTCCTGGAGTATACATGTCCTCGTAGAAGATTACATCTTCGCTTGTTACATTGCCTTCTTTCATTAGTTTAATAAGGTTGGCAGTCTGCATCATACTGTAATAAGTACGACCGTGTGCATCGAGCACACTTCCGGTGACAATCCTTTTGTCTGTTGTCAACTCCGAACCAGTGACTAGATCGTAGTCAACTCCTCGGCGTTTGAAGACGCGTTCGTTCCAGTCGCTAAGTTGCAAAGAATACCTTGCCTCGTACTGCTCGAGCCCCATGTAAATTAGTTTTCTCATTTCTTGTCCTTTAACAAATCGATTATTTCTTGCATATTCTTGTATTTAGGAGAGTTCGGATTAAGTATATACTCCATATCTCTGCGTATGTACTGTAACATCTCGTAATCTACCGGCGTGAACGATAATTTATCGAATATATCTTGTTCGGACCGATTATTTTCTGTATCGTTCTTCATTGTTTATTAGTTCTTTTATTAGTTCTTTATCTATTTCTTCTTGTATTAGATCGGCCATCTGTTGGTCGAACTGTGTATATTCTTCCTGTTTAACAGGGTGGGTAGCTAAACGCCTAACAACCTCATCCTGTTTCTCTTCCTCAGTCATATCTTTGACTGGTTTTGTCTTAGCAATATGTAAAGATTGCATCAGCTCGACAGTCCACTCAGCTCTCAACTGTCGAGTTTTTCCTTCGACACGTTGCTTCACTGAATCTATTTTTATCTTATCACTCATAATCAAACCGCTGTTGCTCCTCAAGCATTTCTCTTTGTGCTTCAAAGTAGGATATTGATTTTTTCCAGGCCAGTTCGTCAAGGATGACGAAGTAAGCGTCGGACCTTCTGGGTTGAGTTTTTAGTCTCCAAATGACTTCATCCTCTTTTTCTGCATCACTCATGTCTTTGACTAACTTTACAGAATTTCTTTCTTTTAGTAGTTCCATGACTAGTTCTTTGTAAGTATATAAGCTAACACATCGGGTCCATCCACCACAACTGACTGCTTAGGGTATGCCAGGAATCCCGATCCGCCCCTGCCATTATTTTTCGCAATTATTGATTCAACGCGAATCATCTTATCTGTCATTTTAATAATGCTGCAGATAACCAGCGAGTTATGCCGTGCTACAGCCAGCTTCGACGATTCGGTTATTAAGTTACCTAATATGTCTGTATGCTCTACTTTACTTGTCATAGTTGATTGTTCTTATTAACTTGTCACCCATCCAGTAGGAAGACATCTCTTCTTTATCGGTTTCGAGATTCTTTAGAAGCCCGTCGAATTCTAACTTTGTAATCTCTCTTCCGTCGGAAATTGTTTCGCCTAAGTAACGCTGAGTTACTTCCGGGAAACTGTCACCGTCTGCGCCCGAGTCTTTCATAGTGACTTCGTCATATGCATGTTCTAAGCTCTCAGCTTCGATTACATATTTGTGACGGAAAGACGCAATAGTATCTACTACAAACAATTTCTTAGACATATTTATATTCCTGATAGTTTATTAAGTACAGCCTCTTGCTCAGCCCATTTAAGTTCTTGATCAATACGTATTCTATAGTATTCCCTGATGACATTGCGATTATTCCAGATAAAATCTTCGTACCTCCTAAGGCCGTTACAAGGGCAACCGTCGACAAATGTATTGCCGTCGATCTCAGAGTAGTGAATAAAATCACTTTCGTAATCTATTACGACACCGTCGGGGTTAGCTTCCTGCTCTGCTTCGCAACTATCTACCATAGATTGATAGTCCTCCGGCTCGTCACTATCTTGCAAATTACTCGGCGCATAATGATCTCTGCCACAATTGCAATGAACACTAGATCCTCCGCCACCATGCGCAGATCTAATAAACATCCTTGACGGTTGTTTTGAATTACTTGCGTAAGTATCTTTGCTCGAACTCATAGTTCAAATTGTGCAAGTTGGTCATACGGCACTCTAAATCCGGCTGCGTGGAAATGTCCACCACCGCCGTACTTTACTGCAATTGCAGAAACATCTATTCCCTCGGTTGACGACCGTAAGCTATATTCTCTGCCGGCCGGCTTATCATAATAACATGCCGCAAACGGTTCGTCAACCGCCATAATGTGCCCAGCCTCAGAGCTCATTGTGTAAGGAAGGTTACAGACAGGTACATTATGTCCATCGATTACTTGCCGTTTCTTTAGCACACCGATTAATTCTCTAATGTCTCTTAGGTGTTTTCTATCAATTACCTTGCCTTCTGTAATTAACGTGTCTACATCGGCGCTCATTAACATGTCCCAATTTTCAAAAGTGTAATCGTAACTGAAAATTGATGCCTGAATCTCCTTAGTGTACGGAATCTTAAACTGCCACCGATCCCTGTCATCGACATGTTTAATAATCTGCGGAACATCCTCGTCGGGGAAGAAGAACATCCAGGTTAACATAGCACCACTTGCTGTGTTTTCTGGGCTGTATAAAACAGTCATATGTTTTTCTAAACCCGCACAATCAGCAATAGCTGTTGCGTGGTGGTCAATGTGTGTAACACTTGCTGCTTTAGCAATGATTTCTTCCATAACCGGACGCTTATACGCAAAATCTACAATGTATACATCTGCGCCGGTAACGTCCGGTGGCGGAGTTTGATAAACCCCTGGTACGAATTCGACATCCTCCCCCAGCGCTCGCCTAACCACCCACGCTGCGGTAAATCCATCTGCACAGTTTCCGTGATAGATACAAATTTTCTTATTCATTTAACTCTCTTTGTCTCAATTTTATTTTTGTGTCGTATATTTCCAACGCGACGCTTTATTGCCCTGGAAAGATACACAGGACTCTGATTTGCAAACATTGCATGAGCACATATTAGCCCATTGAGCATCCCGTGCATGTATTGCACACTACTATCGCCGGCAATCACAGAATCCTCCTGAATTGCAATTAATTGCTCGAGACTAGATAGTTTTTTTTGCAAATCCTCATTCATCGATGTCGGGGTCTTCCATATCGTACATATCCGCCATATCTTCCCCAGTAGGTGCTTTCTTGCTGTCTGTGACGTTTACATCGAAGTGCTCATTGAACATATCATTTTTCTTCTTACCAAAACTAATGCTTTCCAGACAGTCCGCATAATCCTGTAACATCTTATAAGGATCGGGATTAGACGGATCTAACAATTCCTCCACAAAACTCTTAAAGAATAGAATTCTATTAGGAATATGATCGCTAATCATGTGTTTTGCCTTAGCTAAGTTCTTTGGCCAATCACTGTGGTGGAACTTCTTTCTATTATATTCGATGTCAGCTAAACGGTTTACTTCCTGAATTGCCTGAATATGGTTGTATACGTTGTGTGCCATTACTAGCGCGTATGAAGTAGTATCCCAGCTTGTCTTACCTTCTTTGCCATGTTTGTTAAGATCTCCGTGGCCCATTGGACACATATCACCCGTGGTAAGTCTTTCCATAATTGGCCCCTGGAAAGGCATTCTGTGTGTTGTTCCCTTTAAGTTCTTGTCATCAATGCCTTTGCCCATTGCATATGTTAACTGATCTGGCTTGAAGTAATTATAATTATAAGACAATGCATACCCACCGGCTGCCACAAAGGGGCTAGCAGCATCAAAGCTAATGTTGATGTTGGGATTGTCGTATTTCCTTAGTAATCGCTCAATGGCTGTTAAGTAGCAGGCCCAATCAAGTCTGCCAATGCCCAGAAAGTGAATCCAGTCTTTTGTAGCAAGTAGATTATCTTTTCTAAGATCTAGAATACGCTCGAGCACAGTTCTCATATGGCGCATGTTGATACCAGCAAACGCCCAACCTTCGAACGCACGGTCTTTACCGTAGCCAAGCTCTTCGGTTACTTCCGGCATGCTGTAAGGCGTTACACGGTCGTACCATGTTTTAGAGTTTTCGCTGCTACTACCAGACAACACATTAAGAAACTTTGTTGCACCGGGAACCCTATTAGTAATAAAATACTTTAGGTTGTGCTCTGTGATATCCAGAGTGTCCATGAAGTCATTAAGTCCTGTCTTCTGTGACAATGGAAATTCCGCAGCAAACGCAGGAACATCAAGAGTCATGGACCAGTCTGATGTGTGCTCTAAGTACCTAAGAATCTCTTCTCTAAGCTTATCGCCTTCTGGGCCCTTAACTGTGGTCCAGTCAAGTTTAATTACACCGGTGGCAATCTGAAAACCGCCCGAGTCACCAATAAGGATTGTATTTTCTCGATCACGTTTATGAATCATAGGTTCTCTATCATCGCAACGATCCAGTTTTCTTTCTGCATGTCCTGCAGAATACAGGCCAAATTTATAGTTGAAGTAACTCTCCTCTGGCTTAAGAAAATCTAGGCCCTGTAGCCCATACTCAAACTCGGCCGGAACACGACTCTCCGGCACAAAGTCAGGGTTGGATAACGCTTTACCAAGGTGAGTAGTATAGAAACCACTAATAGCCGGCAAATACTTTGCCCAGCCACCCTCAATATGTCGTTCTGTAAAGTTAACTCTATTTTTATTCATAGTCTCGATTCTTATTTTCTGCTAGATTCTCTATTGTCTAATTCTTTGTTAAAGTCTTCTATAGTCCAATTGTTATCTAAGACTATTTGGTGAAACGCCTCGCTGACTTGCCATTTACCCACCGGATTCATTCTGATAAAAGTAAGAGACCTGTGAGGGTTAGCTGCATATATCAGGTCTCGCACATATCCGAACGACGGTCTTTTCAATCGATTAAATGTTGCATCTTCGTTTGTATGCATATTTAGATCTTAAGCCTTGCCTGCTGGCAGAATATAAGAGTATTTGCCAATACCGCTATCAATGTCAATCTTCAGTGCACCCATATCAGAGAAATACATTGTTGTCGTAGACGCAGTCTCGCTTAATTTAAGGATACCAAGTACCTGTGTTAAAGGCCATGACCACTGGTGCTTTAATGTTCCAGTGACATTGTCGGCAAACGGAACAGTTGTTCTGTCTGTGGGACCTGTACCTACGTTAAAGTTCAGTGTGCCTTTATCAACGCTAACTACAAATCGCTTTTCAAACCCGCCGAGCACACCCTGGAAGTAGGATAGCTCAGTAATCTTCTTTTTCTCTGGAACAATTGTCAAGTTCCATGTTGCACCTTTAAACGGCGGAACCTTGATCTGTTCATTGATCATGGACTCGCTCATAAAGCGATAGTTCGATAAGTGACCGCTACCACTGTCGAACTTAATTTCTGTGGGTACATTGTCGGCTCCACGCATCTCTTTAACAATGCTTACGTCTGACTTTCCACCAGAGAATAGCGGAAAGTCGATATAGCCCTTCAACACGCCAATGCGCGAGAGTCCCACTGTCGTGTCGATGTCTGCAATAGGTTGGTACATATCTCCAAAGATAACAACAGTCTTATCTGCGTCAATTGCCTCAATCTTGGCATCGGATGCTGTACCTACAATCTTAACCATATCGATAAAGCCTAAGTTGCTTGTGTGCTTTACAATATCTTTCAATGAATCTAATAACATTTTTGTTCCTTTAATATTTGTGTAACGTGACCGTTCTCATCTTATAAGTATACGCGAAAAGGTAACGAAAGTCAACTGTTCACATCTTACTGAAATCAAATAAGGTCTCCAAGTGAGCATGTTCCTTGTTTGTCCTACTTAGATCCCATTTTAGCACACCCAGTAAGTTTTCTACTTTCTTGTCGACAATACCTGCCATCATCATATCAGTATCAAACGGCAGACTTAGGAACCACTCCGGTAAATGTACTTCATCTACAGGATAGGCAATACTTGTCAGCACATTCTCTGATGTCTCTTTTAGCTTACACACAATAATTTTTTGTCCGTCAATAATACGCATTGCGTGTTGATCTTGATTTATCTCTTTTAGTATATTCCATGCAAGGCTCGCAGTAACGTGCCCCGGTACGTGCAGATTACCTACCTCGATACCTTTAAGCTTTTTACGCCCGGCGTCCTCGAGCTTTTCTCTATAATGAGTTAGTTTATTGACAGCTCTAGGAGTACCTTGTTTCCACGGCTTCATGTCTTCAAACTTCTCTTTAAAGAGCCTAATCTTCTCAATCACTGCATTCTCACCTTTACCCGTAAGTGTATCAAGTAGTATCTCAGATAAGAAAGTTTGTACAAATTTTGGAGTATCTGCACGCTTCAAATCGAGTCCCATTGCCTTAACCTTTCCTGGCTTTCCGTCGTTGTCTAACCTGATGCCGTCTTTGTCATACATCATAATTGCATAACGCTTCTTGACCATCCATATACCAGATTCGGAAATGGTCTCTCTTGAACTTGCAATAACACCTGTTGACCGTTTGACTGGTACATTAAGTTTAGATTTCAAGAATTCCGGGAAGGTGCCGGACACCGCTGTCGCAAGTGAATTATATGTATCAATGATACTTTCTTTAGTCCACTCGACTTCTCCTCGATCAATCTCTTCTCTAAGGATCGGGTAAGCAGAAAAATAACAAGAGTCGGTATCACCATATACGATTGACTTGCCATAATGATCGTATTCTCCTGTAATCATTTCGTTTGTCTTTGCAGCCATGTGCTTAGTAATTGTTCTTCCCGATAATGTAGTAGACTGCCCCAGCCGTTGGTCGAAGAATCTGCTGCCAGCGTTTAGTAACGCACCATATGCAGAGTTAAGGTTAATTTTCTTAACCAATTGCCGCTTATCCCAGAATCCGATGATCTGTTTTAAGCTACGCTGGTTGCGATGAACAGCCTTACCATCCTTAACTGTTAGGTTGTGCTGATTCATGTATTGAACAACACGTTTCTTATGACCCTCGTTGATTAAGTCGATTAACTTTTTTGGCCTGTATGCTTCGGTCTCGACATATTCGTTTGCCTTTATTTCAACGTCACTAATGTCGTTAACAGTAAATAGGTCAGTCGGTACTTTAACACCCGCAATCTTAGGATTATCCTCTACATCCTGATAATTGGTCATTATACCCTGTAGTGTTTTACGCTCGCTGTACCAGCGAGTTAAAAGTGCAGGAATAACACCATCTACGTCTGTCTTAAATATGGTCCCGTTTGCACTGATACACCAGGGTTGACCACTTTGGAAGATTAAGTCGCTTAGTTCTTTTCCAGTAACTTCAAACGACGAACCGTCTTCCATATCTAATGTAAGTTTATTGCCAATGTCCTCGTTATAGAAATCATCCATCTCGAGTACGTTGAACCTATCATTCCACCAGGATGCAAATGTGTATTTTCCGCCCTTCTTTTCCCAGGCCTCGATTGCAGCATTAGTTCTGTCAAGTCTAATCTGACCTACAATCATTTCAGGACTCATATTGAACGATCTAATAACAGATGGGTATAGCGACTTCATGTCGGTTGATGCTATCCATCTGTGAAAACCTTTGCGCGGCGTCGCAACCCAACCGCCTGCAGCACGACTGGCTATATCATCCCTGTTTCGTTTCTTATCTGGGCACACTTGATTCTTGCTGTGTGCCTCCATCAGCACGTTTTGATCTGTAACTGCTACCGCTCCCATTACTGTGGGTAATAATACACAACTTGAATGGGCAATAGAATTTGCAAGCTCAATAAAATCTAGTTTCTTATCTAGCCTATCTAGGAGACGAGTATCCTGAATGTTGTATTCTAAGAATGTTTTAAAGTCGTCGTTGTACAATTCGTCTAGTGTACCGTCATACTGTATTTTGTTTTCGCCAAGCTCAATTTCAGCAATTGCATTCAGCGCGTAACTGTGTCTTTCTTCATAATTATATTTTTTGTATAATTGGAGATAGTCTATATGGACTCGGCCAATTAGGTCGTACGTTGGTTGGGTTTTCCCTCCACGATCAAATTCTCTCACACGAGGCTCCTGCTCCCATAGACACAACTTCCTTGCCTCATGTTTGCCAAGAACCTTCTTAATTCTGTTTACCACATAAGGTATATCATATGCCTCGCTATTCCATCCACTTAGAACATCAGCATCCTCAATTACCTGCATAAAGGATTCTAGCATTTCTCCTTCGGTTTTAAATAATACAACATTACCGACACCTTCAGCAATCACTTGTGCTTCGTCCCAAGATAATGTCTCTGGTGGCAAAGCTAAACAGATAATCTCGTCTATCCATTGTAAATGCACAGAGATGGAAGTAATATAATTGTTAGCGTCTCCAGCTTCCGACCAGCCTAATTCTTTATCAAAACTGGTTTCGATGTCAAAGAAAGCAATATTGAGTTTAGGAGATTCTACGTGCTGGTAGTTGTTTTCGAGACATCGAAAGATTGGATCAACATCTGTTTCCCATTTCTTTACGTTACCCGACATTGTCTTAACGAGTTTTTGTTTCTCCGAAAACGACCGTGGTACAATTTTCTTAACTGTGTCACCGTAGATAGATTTGTGTGACCCCTTTGGGTCCGAGAGGAAGAAGTGATAATCCGGTTGAAATTCACGATAAACACGTTTACCGTTTACTCTTTCAACAATACGAATAATTTCACTTTCTCCACCGCGACGAAAAAGCGCGTCAATATACACTTAACCAAGCCCTCCGGCTTTGTATAACTCTTCCAGTTCGTCGAACGCTTCTCTATTATCGTTCATAGAACCTTTGTGTACAACTTTGATGAGTTTGTTGAGCTGGGCCGGCTTTACCTCGAGCTCTTCTGCAATGGCTTTTACTGTGTCGCTAAGTCCCTCTTTTAGGTCTTCGCATTCCTGTAGTACCTGTACCCCGTCTGCGACTAATTGTTTTAGTCGCGCAATATTTTCTGCTGATAAATTCGCCATATAACTCCCTGAACATTGTTAGCACTATACTTATAGATGTTCTTAGTATACTGCCTTTGTTCACGAAAATCAACGATGGAACAGTGTCATGAATAAATTTCTAAGATATTCGAGAATTGTTATTTGGGGTAGCATCACCTGTGCAGTGATATCACATCCGTCTCTATAAACAACCTTTAGATTATGTTTTCTAGCTAGATGTTGAATTTTCTTATTTTCGTTTATGCAGTGCATGAACATACTCTTGATATGTTTGGTTTTTGCCCAACGTATTGTATATGCCATTAGCTGGTCAGCTATACCCTTGCCCTGTTGGTCCGAATTGACACTTACTGCCAATTCCCGCGAACCGTCGGCCTCTAGTGCGAGGTGTGTAAATCCCACAATTTTATTGTCTACCATTGCAGTAAACAAGTGATGCTGTTCCGGGTGATACACCATTGATAAAATAAGCTTATCAATTGCGCATTCGCCTACTGTAAAACCGAATCGTGTATAACGGTCGTTTATTGGTAACTCTTTAAGGTGGTTACCATATTCCTTTAGGTACTTTGTACCTGTGTGTCGTATATTCATTTTTTACTTACATAAACAACGAGCTTCTTCTTTTCCCATATAATCCGAGATTGCTGCTTTCACAGCGTCTTCTGCCAATATTGAACAGTGAATTTTAACAGGTGGGAGGGCAAGCTCGTCGGCAATTTGAGAATTACTGATTGT